TCCATAAAATATACCATAGATAGACAAATCATTAATCGCTGCTGTCACTCTGTTTAGACCCTTTATTCTTTTCTCTATCCTTAGTATCTCTGAGTCTGTTGTTATCATTTTCCATCTCCTTGATTACACGTTTTAGTTTATCTATTTCTAATTGCTTAGTAGCAACTAAAGCTCTAAGAGCATTTTCATTACTCATGTTTCTCCTTTGCATTTTCTAAAAACATTTTGCATCTTTGAATATCATCACGATATTCTTTAGCCCATTCTATCATTAACAATGAATGTTTATCTTTCATAAACCCACATTGTATTGCATTATCGACTACAGACAATGCTTCCATAGCATCGTCCATTTCGTTTTGACATTTTTCTATTTGTGTTTTTACACTAGGTTTAAACGTCATCAGTACTCCTTCTTGGTGATCTAACAAATTCATCTATTTGTTTTTGTAAAACGCCATTTAATTCTTGATGACTCTTTTCAATTACTTCAAGATTGTTAGCATATTCTTGTAATCTATCAATCTCTTTACGTAAGTCTAGTACTTCATTACATTTAGCTTTTAGCTTTTCACGAAGTTCTTTTACTAAACTTACGTTATCATCAATGACTCTCGTTAGATCTAGTTTACCTCTATCATCACGCAGCTTCATCTTTCACCTTTTCTATTATAGCTACAGTACCTGCAACGAAATCACCTGTAATACAAGTTCTTCCAGTTCTTTCTTGCCAAGTGTACCATGCTTTTGTTGCTTTTTCATTTTTTACAAAAGGATTTTTGAGTTTACTTTCTTCATCACAATAAATATCAAAAGTCCTATTAGATATATCTTTATCATATCCTTGTAAAATTTCAATAGTATCACAATTTATTAAAGGATACATATCATCGAAAGTTGGTTTTTTTGTAAATTCAAATGTTTCATTATCATTTACTGGCAAACCATTTTCCATAGCAGCTTTCCATATGTGTAATTTATACATATAACCTCCTAGTCTTTCTTGCCGAATAGTACTCTACCATCAGCATGTATTTGTTCTGCTTTACCTTTATGTACCATTAAACCTAGTACATATCTAACAGCACTATCAGTTGTTTTACCAACCATAGATTCTACTTTATGTGTAATCTCACTTACAGTAAAAGCAGTGTTACCCTGTCTATTAACTATATCAGTTAATGTTCTCTCAAGAGCTGCTGTTGCTTCTCTTGGTTTAGGCATCTGTACAATACGAGCAGACATATCACGTCTCATACTCTTTTCCATAAATTGCTGTAATTCTGTTTGAGTAATTAATTTATGTTTAAATAAAACAGCTAATGCTTTATGTACATCTTTAGGTATTTTAATCATCTTTATCCTCCTGGACTATCATTATGTTATAAGTTTTACCATCAATATGAGCAGTAAAGTCAGCTTGATAGTCATCGTTTACAGCTTGACCATGATCAGTTATTGATGCATCTAAGTTACTAATGAGCAATTGTTCCATTGCTAACATTAATTCATTTATTTCTGATTGTTTAGACATCATCATGTCCTGTACCTCTTGGTACAAATCGTGCTTGTATTTGTAGATCTTCATAACTACAACCCCAAGCATCAGATAGATCATCTAACAATCTAGCTAATTTTTTGACATTCATCATGTCATCATCAACTAAATGTTTTACCATTTCTAATTTAGGTTTCTTTTCAGTACCTTTATTTTCGAACTGGTATATTTTTAAACTATTTATATACATATATCCTCCTATGATAAGTATTTTCTTATTTGTTGACTTACTAGCTCAGCAAATCTAAACCACTCTTTGATTAAGTTTCTACGTTTTGTTTTACGTTCTTTAATTACTTGATCTACAGCTTTGTTAGATGCTTTATCTAGTATTTTTTCTTGTTCTTCTAGTTTCATTGTAACCACCCTGAGTGTACTGAATGAACCAAAGCAAGTACAATAAGCGTAGCAATTTGCATAAAACCAACAAATTTAATACTTTTATCTTGTTGCCTTATCCTCTTGGATTGTATATTAATTATCTCATTCATTCTATCAATGACTTTACTTGTACTGTCTTGTACTTTAGTTTGTGCATTGATATAATTGATTAGTTTTTCGTCCATGTGTATCATATTACCTTTCTAGTTAGCGTTGCCCTGCTAATGGACACAGGGCAATGCACTTGTTTACTTTTTGTTCTCAATAGCAGTAGCAGGATTAAAGACATCTTGAGGTATCTCAAAATTTATCTTTTGACTTGCACCTTCTTGAGCTATCTTCATAACAGCTACATTCAATGGTAGTCCTGAGTTAAGTATATGCTTAGCTCTTTTCTTAGATATCTCTAAGAGCTGTAATGCTTTACCTTTCGGTCCTGCATAATATGCTTTCTCAGTTTCTTCTCTACAAAGTTTCTTGATCAATGCTTCATGATCTTTAGGATCACTAATAAGTTTTCTACTAATATCAGTTTTCCATTTTCTTTCTTTGTTCCATTTAAGCAGCTGCTCATACATTTGATCAACAGATTTATCTAAATTGTTTTTCTTCTGTTGTTCTATCATGTTCTTGTTTGTAACAAATTCATGATACTCTTTATGAAGATCCACAATATCAGACATCAGTTTATCTAGCTTCAACCTTCCTTTGAAGGCAGGATAATTATTCTCTGAGATATCATCTATCTCGTCAATCATCTCTGACTTCAACGAAGATTTTCTAGCTTCATAATCTGTATCTGTTGTATAATCCCAATAGTTATATTCTTCTTTACGTATTGGTCTCATCATTCCTCTATCAGACATATTAAGCCACCTTTGTTTGTTGTTCTGCTTCTGATACTTTTTGTAGTATCTCAGCAGTCTCTTTAACATCTCTCTCTCTTGCTTTATCAAGAGCTGCATTGGTAGCTATAATTATAGTAGCAATACAAGATGTTTGGTTATATGGTGGTAAAGTCTTATATCTAGGATCCTTACTTACCATTTCAAATGTTTGAAAGTATTGTTCAGTAAACCATTTAGTCATACCCATAGTTTTCTTAGCAACTCTTTCAGCAACTGGTAGTTTCTTTGTTTCTTCCATCGTTTTCCTCCTTTCTTTTGATTTCAAATGGCATTTCTAATCTTTCTGGTGTGTTCTTCTCAACACACTTATAAAGACCTATGCACACTCTAATTGGTAATGTGAACGCTTTGATAAGCACATCACCTGCTTTTTCTATACGCTTCATATTCTTCCTTTCGTTTACGTAAACGTAGATATTTACTACGTATCTGACGATATTCATCATCAAATTCTTTTGTTCAATTCCAACTTTTCCTTACTACAAGACCAGTGACGCTATAAGCAACCACTCTAATAATATTAAAAATTCCATTCATTATTCTCCTTCTAGTACATTAGTTATTATCTCATTAGGTATATGTGGTAAAAAGTAATTAATATCTTCTACTTTTAACTTAATACCAATAGCTAATAGATTTTCTATTGATACCTTGTTAGTACCTTTCTCATACTTCTGTATCTGTTGGAACGTAACACCAATAGCATTTGCTAATTTAGATTGACTCATTATCCTGTGTCCTTCTTTATTAGCCACTCTAGCTCTCTTGATCTGACTACCAATGTATTTGTATAGTTCCAAGTTACCTTTTGGTCTAGCACCCATGTTATTCCTCCTTTCCATATAGTTTATTATAGACAAGCAGCTCCCTCTTGGTAGAGCTGGTTGGCTCAGTTATCACTCTTATAGATGGCTTACCTTCTCTATATATCTTTGCCAACGTAATCCATCCTCTCTTAGGATATATTATCTGTAAGTATATCGGTTTTATCCAATATTGTTTCCACCAAGTTACATGTTCTTTTCTTATCGAACCACTAAACTTCTGTCCGTACATCAGGCTTACTGCCTTTGCGAGATTTATTGGTCTTTCTTTGAACTTTCCCTTTAGTATTACTCGGTACACTCTTAACCTCCTTTGCATTTGCAAATGAACTTATCCATAACATATGTTCTGCATACTCTTTTGCTGTCCATCCTTTTGGTGTTTTCATATTACCTCTCTTGTCTTATTCTTCGTATCCAGTAGTTACTCACATAACTACCATCGTTATTATATCTTGGTCCAATCTTCTTTTCTAATGACTTCTCAACCCATTGTTCATTACGATATCTTGAACCACTCTTATCATATTCTTTACTAGGCATGTACACTCTATGTTCTCGTGGAATGTCTTTTCCACCATTTGGATCATGGTGTATTACTGTTACTAAAAATGTTCTAAGCATATTATCCTTTCTGTTATTGAATACCTACAGCGTCATTCCCACCATTTTTATCTGTAGGTGCATTGCAGTGGCAAAATGGTCAACAAACCACATATTCATTACGATATATATCTCACACGTGTTTGGATTTTTTGTAGCCCACGATTTCTCGCAGGGTGTCTAGCCATTGCAATAACTAGAACTGCCAAACAACTCCATAGGTGGTCTTACCCACTTTAGGTTAACTCTACTATGTTTCATAATAGATTTACTACAGAGTACACTACTAACACAGGCTCCTAGCGAGTTCGCCCTCCACCTGTGATTTTGCTACCTTATCACATTAACCAATGATTATTCAGTCAACGTGAGAGATATATATTTATACCAGGCAACGCCTAGCCAAAGGCGACTAGGCGTTAGCCAACTATCTACTTATCTTGATATTCCTTGAACCTTTGCATCATCTCAATCAATACATCCAGTTTCTTTTCAACTGGTGATTGCTTTTTACGATACTCGTCTAAAGGCAAGTATTTATCTGGATTAGCTTGAACATAAGCTATCCTTTCTTCTGGAGTCTTAGTTTCGTAGTACGACTTAAACTCCATAGATTGTTGATCTTTTGACATATTATCTCCTTTCGATAATGGTTATTTTCGCTGGGAATAATAACCATTAGATTCTTTAGATAGTTCTATATACCTAAACACCTGTATACCTGACACGATACACAATAATAAACCTATCCAAAATGATAGGTGTAACATTAATATCACACCTATTAGGGTTAATGTAAACGAAGTTAATAGACCTAATAGTATCATCTATTTATCCTTTGTTTCTTGCGTAATAGACTTGAATATATTGTAACCTACATATCCACCTATTACTTGTCCAACTATAAGCAAAGATAACCATATAGCTAATAGTGTCATAACAATAGTACTTAACATATTATATCCTTTCTAGTGCACATCTACATATACTGTCAGATTAGCACTTGTTAGTGTGTCCATTGATATTCAGACAATCAAGTTATCTAGACATATCAACAGGTTAAATCATATTCGGCAATCAACTAATCAATAGACAAGCTAGAGTTAGTCAATTACCAAACATATATAACAACAATTTTTTGTTGCCTACTGGCAACTTCAATAAAAAATTGTAAACAAACAAGAGACAATCGTAACAGCGATTGACAAAAGCGAAAAACAAAGACAAATCGTCAAAGCGATTTGACCATATAAAAAACAGTGGGTTTTGTTTTTACCCCTGCAACATCGACAGTAATGTCGATAGTGCAAATAGGGGGGTTTTATACAGATACTTCCATTAGGGGGGTTTATTATTAACAACAAGGAGAACAAATGATAACAGCAATAGGAAAAGTAGGTTCAGAATTTGTCAAAAAACTGTACACAGCTAAAAAATTCGCTGGTAAAAAGACAGATCAAGCTGTTACTTTCTTAGGTAACAGAAAAAATCCAGGTATGGCTAAAGCAGTAGCTATAGCAGGGAAAAAAACCAACGAAGGTATCAAATTTGCAGACAAAACTATAAGAAAATATCCTAAATCTGCGTCAGCAGTTGGTGGAGCTATAGCTTTTGACATATTTGACGATGCATAATGGCTCGTGTTAAGTTTACCCATTTCGTACCTAGAGAAAAACCAAAGAAAAGACCTCGAAGGCACACAAAATCGTTAAACAAACACAAAAAAAGATCATATAAAAAATACAATAGGCAAGGAAGATGAAATACCCACTAGGTTTACCATATACAGTAATCAAAGACTTTACAGGATTGATGCCAAAAGTCTTGAAAAAAAGACGAAAGTTTATTAAAGATCTAAAAGATCCTAAATTTCGTAAAAAAACTAAAATAAAAGATTACAAGGAGATACTATAATGGCAAAAAAAGGACTATACGCTAATATCCACGCTAAGCGAAAGAGAATAAAAGCTGGTAGTGGTGAAAAAATGCGAAAAAAAGGTGCGAAAGGTGCACCTACTGCTAAACAGTTTAGACGAGCAGCTAAAACTGCTAAGAAAAGGTAATGGCAACAAAAACTGTAAAAGCTCCTAAAGGTTTTCATTGGATGAAAAAAAGTAATTCTTTTAAATTAATGAAACACTCAGGTAAGTTTAAATCACACAAAGGTGCATCTTTAACAGCTAAGTTTAAAATACAGAAAGTACATAAAAGTGGCTAAGACACCAGCATGGCAAAGAAAAGAAGGCAAATCTAAAAGTGGGGGTTTGAATAAGAAAGGAATAGCATCATATAGACGAGCTAATCCTGGATCTAAGTTAAAAAAAGGATCTAAAGCAGCAAAACGTAGAGCTAGTTTCTGTGCTAGAATGAAAGGCATGAAACGTAAACTAACTTCTGCTAAAACAGCTAGAGATCCAAATAGTAGAATAAATAAATCTCTAAGAAAGTGGAATTGTTAATGGATAAAAAATTAGAAAAATTAGCTGATCAAATGATTAATCTGTCTCCTGAGGAATCTCAGAAGTTACAATTAATTGTTAGAGCAAAGTTAATGCCAGAAGTGGCTAAACAACAACAGCAAGGATTATTACAACAAGCCAATAATCCACAAATGCAACAAATGGGTCAAAGGCGAATGAATATGCCTATGCCTAATTCTAGAATGGCTGCACAACAAGGACTATTAAGACAATGATGATGAAACTCAAAATGGGTGGAACTTTAGCTAAAGCTTTTGCAAAAAAACATTATGCTGGTGCTATGGACGCCATGAAAACTTTAAAAGGAAAGCTACCAAATGTAAGAGGAGCTGACACATTCCAAGCTAAAGCAATGACAAAAGCAAAAGGTTTTGGAACTAAAATAAAAAAACAATCTAAAAAGTTTTATAAAAAAAATCCAATTTTAAATAAAAGTGATGTAGCTTTTATAAAACAAAATCCTGGAATTTCAGCTGCTGGTGCTGGTATAGGAGCTGTTGCAGGTGCTGGTCTTGGAGCTATAGGTGAAGCAGGTTATAACCTTGCATCAGGACAAAGAAATGTTAGAGTTAGAAAAAAAACTGCAAAACAAATTAGACAAATGAGAAAAACTTATAATATCTAATAAAGGAGAAACACTATGCCAATGGTTGGAAAGAAAAAATACCCTTATACTAAAAAAGGTAAGATGGCTGCTAAGAAAGCTGCTAAAAAAAAAGGTATGAAAGTTAAAAGGAAATACTAATGAAAGCAAGAATGGCAAGTAAAGCTATGCTTACAGCAAAGCAAAGAACATTACCTAAATCATTACAAGAAAAAATAATTAAAGCTAAAAAGAAAAAGAAGAAAAAATGAAGATATACGCAGGTGACAGAAACTTTATGAAAACACCTAAGAAGAAAACTCCTATCAAGGACTTTCTTAAAAAAGGTACAGTTAAAGGTATAAAGTTTGTAGGTAAAACAGCACTTAGTCCTTTATCTTTAGCTTTTGGTGCAGGTGCAGGTATATATAAAATAGGAAAAACTAAAAAGTTTGATTTTCCTGAATATAGACAATTTGATAGAAAAGGTAGAAAGATTTAATGGAGGACAAAATTAAATTTATGCAAACTAAAGGCACTGCTGAAGATGCATCTCATGAGAATGAGGTATCTAAACATGGTGGTAAAAGAGAAGGAGCTGGTAGACCATTAGGTTCTAAGTCTAAATCTCTTTGGAAAACTATGGAGGATATGGCATCTAAATATCAACATTCTCCTTTAGATTATCTTTTATCTGTGTTAAACAATCCTGCAAGTTCACCTGAACGTAAAATGTATGCAGCAGAAAAAGCAGCACCTTATATTCATCCAAAACTTGCTAACACAACATCTAAGATAGGAACAGATGAGCCAATCCAAATCAAAGTCCAATGGCAAAAAGAAAGTTAGGATTATAGAAGTACCTTATAAACCTAGAGAGTATCAACAAGAAGTACATAATAATTTAAGAAGATTTAGTGTTCTGGTTTGTCATCGTAGATTTGGTAAATCAGTTCTTTCAATAAACGAATTAATTAAAACAGCAGCAGGTAAACCTAGAGCTTTATGTGCATTCATAGCTCCAACATATAGACAAGGTAAATCTATTGCTTGGGAATATTTAAAATTTTATACAAAACCTCTAATGATATGGGGTGGAAGTAGAAACGAGTCTGAACTTAGAATAGATCTATTCAATGGTTCAAGAATACAGATTTTCGGTGCAGATAATCCTGATTCTATAAGAGGTATGGGATTTGATGGCGTTGTCTTAGACGAATATGCTATCATGTCTCCAAGAGTATGGACAGAGATTGTAAGACCAGCTGTATCTGATAAATTAGGTTGGGTTTTATTTATCGGTACACCTATGGGGCATAATCAATTCTGGGAAGTTTATGATTTTGCACAGCGTGGTCATAAAGATTGGTATGGGAAACTATATAGATCTTCTGACACTAAAGTTATTCCAGAGGAGGAACTGGAGCAGGCACGTCAAATAATGACACCAGAACAATATGAACAAGAGTTTGAATGTTCGTTTACAGCTGCTGTGTCAGGAAGTTATTATGGTCGGCTGATAACTAAAGCTGATAAAGATGGGAGAATCGGCTACGTGCCTGTAGATGATAATGCAGGTGTAGAAACGTGGTGGGATTTGGGAATCGGAGATTCTACTGCAATATGGTTTGCACAAAGAATTGGTGAAGAAGTACACCTTATAGATTATTATGAAAACTCTGGTGAATCATTAGCACATTATGTTGATGTCTTAACAGAAAAAGATTATGCTTATTCTAATCATATAGCTCCTCACGACATAATGGCAAGAGAACTTGGTACTGGTAAATCTAGATTAGAAGTTGCATCTGAGCTAGGATTAGATTTTGAAGTAGCACCAAAACTTGAAGTAGATCATGGTATAGAGTCTGTACGTAATACATTAAAAGACTGTTATTTTGATAGAGAAAAGTGTAAACAAGGACTAGATGCATTACGTCAATATAGAAAACAATGGGATGAAAAAAACCAAGTGTTTAAAAATAAACCTCTACATGATTGGTGCTCACACGCAGCTGATAGCTTTAGGTATGGATGTGTATCCGAACCTTTAGATACAACTGAATGGGATAAGCCAATTAATATAGATACAAAATATATAGTATGAAGAAATCAGAACAAGAAATATTATCAATCGTTAGCAAAGAGATTCACAACGCATCAGGTTATATTGGTGGTGAGCTAGTTGCTAGACGAAAGAAATCATTAGAATATTATTTAGGAATGCCTCTTGGCAATGAACAAGAAGGTAGATCACAAGTAATATCTAATGATGTTATGGACACAGTTGAAAGCTTAATGCCTTCACTTATGAAAATCTTTACAGCAGGAGATAATGTATTTAGCTGTGAAGGTGTAGGACCAGAAGATGAAGAAATGGCTAGACAATGTTCAGACTATCTAAATTACATATTCTATAAACAGAATAATGGATTTACAGCATTATATACAGCTTTCAAAGACGCATTAATACAAAAGAATGGTATTCTTAAAATCTATTGGGATAACTCAAATAAAACTGAAAGAGAAGAATATACCAGATTAACTGATGATGAGTTTAATGATTTAGTTGCAGATGCAGAAGTAGAAGTTAAAAATCATACAGAGTATGATGAACCTATCGTAGATGAAAGAGGTGAAGAACTAGATAAAATTAAATTACATGATTGTGTAATTCATAGAACTAGAAAGTATGGTCAAGTAAGAATAGATCCTATACCACCTGAAGAATTTCTTATTGAAAGAAGATGTAAATCTATAGAAGATGCAAACTTTGTTTGTCATAGAACTAATAAAACTAAAACTGAATTAGTTGAAATGGGTTATGATAAAGACTTAGTAGATTCTTTACCAACAGGTGATCCAGATTATTTTACAGAAGATAAGTTTGTTAGACATCAAAACATAGACTTTTCACATGGTGAAACAGATGGAGATAAATCTACACAAGATGTATTACTACATGAGTGTTATGTAAGAATGGATCTTGATGATGATGGCAAAGCAGAACTTGTTAAGATTTGTGTAGCTGGTGATTCTAAAAAATTATTAAGCATAGAAGAAATGGATACAATGCCATTTATATCTATGACTCCAGTTATCATGCCTCATAGATTTCATGGTAGATCTATTGCAGAGCTAGTAGAAGATATACAATTAATTAAATCTACAGTTATGAGACAAATGTTAGATAATATGTATCTAACAAATAATAATCGTGTAGCGATACAAGATGGTCAAGTAGCTATGGACGACTTACTTACAAATCGTCCTGGAGGAATTGTTAGAACTAAACAACCACCTCAAAATGTAATGATGCCTATACAAGCACAACCAATTACAGAACAAGCAAGTGGTATGTTAGCTTATTTAGATTCTGTAAAAGAAACTAGAACAGGTGTAAGTAGAACATCACAAGGATTAAGTACAGATTCTTTAAATAATAAAACTGCAACTGGTATGAACCAAGTATTAACTCAATCTCAAATGAGAATGGAGTTGATTGCTAGAAT